CAATTGGGTGATGCAACCGCTTGGTAATAGCCAAGACAAATATTTGAACAAACAATTCTGGCTGTCATCTAGTGACCGCTTGATGTACGAAGGCAAAGCACCTGAGCTTGCCGACACTAAGGCTGCACGTATGCCTGCATTTTTTGAACACAGTAATGTTAACCTCCCCCAATATGCTTGAGGTCTTCGGAATGGAAGCCCGAGCTGTACTAACTGAAATGGAGGACCGGTTTCCACCGGTCACTCCTTCTCCAGAAGATTCAATTGAAAAGATTATGTACCGCTCTGGCCAACGTTCTGTTGTGGAGTGGTTAGTAAACCGACTCGACAACTACGATGGCTAAATTAAACAAGAAGTTTTCAGAACTAAAGGGTGCTACGCAAAAAAAGCTAATAGCTAAATATGGTAGCAAAGCAAAGGCAATGGCTGCACATTCTGCTGCACGTACTCTAGAAGGTAAAAAGAATAATCCTTACCCATCAAAGGATGAAAAAAAAGCTGCTCTTCAAATAGTAGCCAACGACAATAAGGTTGGTAAAAATGAGGCAAAATCACTTTTGCAGATGGGTATCAAGCCTAAAGCTATTAACAAATTTGTTGCGTCTAAGCCAAAGGTTAATTATTCAAATAAAGCAGCAACAACTGTATCTTCTTCTGCCAAGAAAAAATCTCATGCTCAGGCAGCGTTGAGTTTGACAAAAAATAAAGACAACAAGACAACTAGTACCAACGACGATAAGACAACTGACAACAGCGAGGACCAGACAACTGACAACAGCGAGGACCAGACAACTGACAACAGCGAGGACCAGACAACTGACAACAGCGAGAAGGACGGTAACTCCAATGATGAATTATCCTACGAAGAAGCTTTTGATTTAATTAGCGCTGCAGAATGGGACGTAGATGATTTAGATATTGACGATCTTACTAGGAAACAAGTTAAAGCTTTAGCTGCTGCTCTTGGTAATGGTAAGAAAATTAGTTCTAGTGATATTCAGAGAATGAATGAAAGTCTAGGTGGAACCCCCGGCGGACAACTAAACAGTGTTCTTGGAAATACCCCTGAATATAAAGCTGGTGGAGGTACCAATACAGGTTTCGGTGCGTTATCTGGTCAGCTAGCCGATAAGGCTCAAACATACAGTGAAGAATTTGACCCTGCTTCAGACTACATGAAGCGTCTGAAGGCAAATGCGGTTGACCGTATGGTCATTGATCATGAAAAGTATGACAGGAAGTTGAGTAAAGATGAGGCTAAAGATCTAGGTAAAAGGCTAAATGATCCTAACGATACTCAAGCTGTAGATCAATTTAAAAAACTTACTCTTTCTGAACAGTACGACGTAAAGAAAGATTTGGTGATTAATAGGTTAAGGGAGCCATTAGATAACACAATTAAGAATAAGCTTAGCGATGATTTAAGTAGCTTCGAAATTGGAAATAAAGGTAAAATTAAAGGTATTAAGTTTAATACAGAAAAGCTTAATACATATAAAACCGCTGACGCTGGCTTGTCATCCAGTATTATTGAACAGGCTAAACTACTTGGCGTTAAAGATGTTGCTGGTGTAGCTGGTAAGAAAGGACGTTTAGAACGGATTACCAATACTCTTGGTAAAATAGGTGAGATCAATACTCGCATCACTAATAACAAAGCCAAAGATTTTGAGTTTGAGTTAGATTACGGTGACGGTAATGCGCTGCCTGATATGACTATCAACAAACGTAATGTCGTCAAATATGTTGATGACTACAACCCACTTGTTTAATTACTATTTAAATGGCAACAGCTAAATCACGTTACGACGCACTTTCTAGTGGCCGTAATCAATTTCTACAAACCGCAATTGATTCTTCAAGGCTTACCCTTCCGTACTTGATGAAGCATGACGAGGAAGACTCTAACTATAAAACACTTATTACACCTTGGCAATCAGTTGGTGCTAAGGGTGTTACTACGTTAGCTAGTAAGCTTATGCTTGCTTTGCTTCCTCCTCAAACGAGCTTCTTTAAGTTACAGATTGATGAAGCTACTATGTTGAATGGTGGTATTGATCCTTCAATGCGTTCAGATCTGGATGTTTCTTTTTCCAAGATTGAACGTACTATTCTTGAATCAATAGCTGCATCTGACGACAGAGTAGTAGTTCACCAAGCACTTAAACATCTTGTAGTGTCTGGTAACGCACTCATCTATATGGACAAGGAAAGGCTTAAACTGTATCCATTGAACCGGTATGTTGTAGAAAGAGACGGACTAGGAAACGTCATTGAAATCGTAACTAAAGAAAAGATCCACAAGTCTTTGGTTAAAAAAATGATCAAAGATTTGGATGATGAAGTTAATCGCGTTGATGATGAGAGCACTGGCTACAGTCGTGAAGACGTAGATGTTTATACAATTATCAAACGCGACAACAATAGATTTATTTGGCATCAAGAAGTTTATGACAAAATTATTCCAGGGTCTCAAGGTAAATCACCCATTGATACTACGCCTTGGCTACCACTTCGTTTCAATACTGTTGACAATGAAGCTTATGGTCGCGGTCGTGTCGAAGAATTCATGGGTGACCTAAAGAGCCTGGAAGCGTTGTCACAAGCTATTTGTGAAGGATCTGCAGCAGCTGCAAAGGTTGTGTTTACTGTATCTCCTTCTAGCACCACTAAGCCCTCTACCTTGGCTAAAGCAGGTAACGGAGCTATCGTGCAAGGCCGTCCTGATGACATCGGTGTTGTTCAGGTAGGCAAACAAGGAGACTTCAGCACGGCATATCAGATGATCCAACAGTTTGAGCGTCGTCTTGGTGAAGCCTTCCTTGTGTTGACTGTGCGTCAGTCTGAACGTACTACAGCAGAAGAAGTGAGGATGACACAAATGGAACTTGAACAACAACTCGGTGGTTTGTTTAGTCTACTGACTGTTGAGTTTCTTGTTCCTTACCTTAATCGTAAACTTAGTGTCTTCCAAAAAACAGGTGACATCCCACGTCTACCAAAAGATATTGTAAAACCTACTATCGTGGCAGGTGTTAATGCTCTTGGTCGTGGACAGGATCGTGAAAGTCTGCAAATGTTTATGCAAACAATTGCACAGACAATGGGACCTGAAGCTATTGCTCAGTACATTAACCCTGAAGAAGTTGTCAAACGTTTAGCGGCATCACAAGGTATTGATACATTGAACCTTGTTAAGACTGCTCAACAGTTGCAGCAAGAACGTCAGCAACAAATGATTGCAGACCAAGAGATGTCACTCACCAATCAAACAGCACAATTGCAGGCTGCTCAAGCCCGTGCAGAACAATAACTATTTATTTTCACCCTTATAATGTCTGAAACACTTACTTACCAAGAAGAACCACAAGTTGAACTCAATGCTGAAGAGCAAGATTCTCTTCAGGTTGGAGAACAAATGCAGCAAGAGCAAGAGCAACTTCTTGCTGGTAAATATAAATCCTCTGAAGACCTAGAGAAAGCTTACCTGGAACTGCAATCTAAACTAGGAGAAGCTAAACCAGAGCCGGAAGAACAAGAACCGGTTGAAGCTGAAACTCCAGATCAGCCTGTAAAAGAAGAAGAAAAAGAAGAACAAAATTCTGAACAACCTGAACTTACACAGGAGGATGTTGATTTTCTTCAGGATATGGCTGGAGGTAAAGAGGGTTATGAGTCTATGTTGAAGTGGGCTGCTGGAGCACTTGAAAAAGCTGAAATCAATATGTATGATTCAGTAATGGAACGAGGTGATCCAAACTCTATTTACTTTGCTGTTCAAGCTTTGGTTGCTAGGTATAACGATGCGACTGGTTCTGATGGTAAGTTGTTGACTGGTAAAGCTGCTTCAGGAAATAGCAACACCTTTCGTAGTCAGCAGGAGCTAGTTGCTGCTATGTCAGACCCACGTTATGACAATGATCCAGCTTATCGTCAGGACGTAATTAAACAACTCGAACGTTCTGATCTTCAGTTCTAAATTTACTGGCCTACCGGGGGCCAAATAATACCCGTACTTCTGGCTTGTATAGCCCGAGGGGACGGTTTAAGGACTGAGTCGTCGGAAGCTCAGGTCTAAGACAATTGAATAGTAGGAGGAGCACCTCAGAGTCGGACTCCTCCTGCATATGGCACCAAGCCCGTACGCGGACACCTTGGCTGCCGTCTAGACGGTGGGATAGACCACACACTTCAAAGCTTTGAAGAGAATGTAAATACTTAATTTCTCTTTTTTTATAATGGCATATCAATCCTCTGTGAACCCCGCGAATCTTACGCGTCCGGGTTCAGATAACTTTGGAACCGATAGTCGCGCTCTTTACCTGAAGCTATTCAGTGGCGAGATGTTCAAAGGTTTCCAACGTAACACCATCGCTCGTGACTTGATCATGAAGCGTACCTTGAAGAACGGCAAGTCTTTGCAGTTCATCTTTACTGGTCGTACTGGTTCTGAGTTTCACGTTCCTGGTCAAAGCATTCTGGGTGACAGCAACAATGCACCTCCGGTGTCTGAGAAGACTATCACCTGTGATGACCTTCTGATCAGCTCTGCATTCGTCTACAACCTGGACGAAGTTCTCAGCCACTATGACCTGCGTTCCGAGATCTCTCGGAAGATCGGTTATGCACTGGCTGAAAAGTATGACCGTCTGGCATTCCGTGCAATTATCAAAGGTGCTCGCCAAGCGCATCCCGTTCAAGGCAGCACTGGTGTATCTATGGAAGAGCCTGGTGGTACTCAGATCCAAGTTGGTGCAGGTACTTCTGCAGCTGATGCTTACAGCCCCACTCACTTGGTAACAGCCTTCTACGACGCCGCAGCCGCTCTTGATGAAAAGGGTGTCTCTGGTGACGGTCGTGTTGCTGTACTGAACCCTCGTCAGTACTATGCGCTGATTCAAGCTGTTGGTGAAAACGGCTTGGTTAACCGTGATGAGCAAGGTACTGCTCGTCAGTCTGGCCAAGGCATTGTTGAGATTGCTGGTATCAAGATCTACAAGTCGATGAACATTCCGTTCTTCGGTAACTACGGTACTAAGTACGGCACAGCTTCTGCTACTAACCCTGGTATCACTGATCCAGGTAACACTGGTGACTTTGTCAGTGAAGGTCTGGAAGACGGTCGTACCAGCGTTGATGGTATCAACAACAACTATGGTCAATCCTCTAACTTCAATAACACCTGCGGTCTGATCTTCCAAAAAGAAGCTGCCGCTATGGTTGAAGCTATTGGCCCTCAAGTACAGACCACCAGTGGTGACGTCTCTGTGATTTATCAGGGTGACGTGATGCTGGGTCGTTTGGCTTGTGGCTGTGACTTCCTGAATCCTGCTGCTTCTGTGGAGCTGTTCGCTGGAACAACTTCTAAGCCTGCTGCATTCAGCTGATTTTTTTTATACAAGGGATCCTTCGGGGTCCCTTTTTTTTATCCAATAGTATCTCTCTAATGGCTTTACTTCCAACTAATCCAACTACAGAACAACTTGATGCAGTTAATGAGATGCTTGCGGCTGTTGGCCAAGCTCCTGTTAACCAATTAGAAGCAACTAACCCGGACGTTGCGCTTGCTTTTGACACGTTGACTAGAACGTCACGTGAGGTACAAGCAGAGGGCTGGACCTTCAATAAAGAATATCGTGTAAAAAAAACTAGGGTGAATGTCGCAAATGGTTCGGTGACTGAAACGCGTGTACCAGTTACCGACGAAATTGTCTTCATGGATTTGTCGTCTACCCATACAAATGCGTCACATGACTCTGTAATCCGTACAGACAAAGGTCAACGATACTTGTATGATCGTGAGAAGCATACCTTCAATTTTACTTTTGACCCAGAGGTAGATGTCATTTTAGAATATAATTACACTGATGTACCAAAACCTATTCAAGATTATATTCTAGCCAGAGCAGCAGCAGTATTTAGTAGTCGGCTTGTAGGAGATGGTCAGCAGTACCAGCTGCTAAAGCAAGCTGAACTTGAACGTAAAGTTAACGCTATTGAATTTGATTGTAATCAAGGCGATTATACTTACTTTGGACATCCTGAGGGTGGCAATTTCTACAACAGCTATCAACCATATACTGCACTTTCTCGGTACTGATGCCAAATATTACTCAACAAATTCCTAACTTCTTAGGAGGTGTCTCTACACAACCAGATGACCAAAAAGAAATCAACACTGTACGTGATGTTGTTAATGGTTATTTAGATCCAACGTTTGGTCTTGTTAAACGTAATGGATTTATTTGGAAAGCTAACCTTGGTTCAAACTCTTCAACATCTCTTGCAAATGGATTCTGGTTCTTTTTTAAAACAGTTTCTAATAACTATATTATTTGTATTGCTAACCAACGTATTTATGCGTGGAATGCTGACACAGGTGCCACCTGTACTGTTAATGACTCTAACGGTAATTCAACCTGGACCTCTAGTTATTTGAATAATTATGATGAAGGATTTACTTACTTACCCGTAATTAAAGATTCACAGGATCAAGTAGTTATTATTAATCGTGGTGTTAATGTTGCTCCGCAATCTGGTTCACTAACTCCCGGTACTGCTATATCAACTGCAACAACTGTAAATACAGTTGCTGATTTACCTGATGCATCTACTAATGCAAATGCGGTTTATAAGATTGTTAATACTGGTAATGCTGATGATGATTACTATGTTCAATCTGATGCCACCTCTTGGTTGGAGGTTGCTAAACCTGCGATATCAGATGGATTTAATGCTACTTCAGCACCGCATCGTCTCAAAGAAACTGCCACTGATACCTTTGTATGGGAGGTTATACCTTGGTCAACACGAACAGCAGGTGACTTAAATACTAATCCTAATCCATCATTTGCAAATAATAAAATTCGTGCTGCCTTTATGGCAGGTAATCGTCTAGGTTTTGTTTCTGCTAATAACGTTATTCTAAGCAAGTCAAATGAATACTTTGACTTTTTTAGAACGTCAGCGTTAGTTTTAACTGATGCTGATCCAATTGACTTGAAATGTGGTAGCTCAAGAAAGGTTATTTTGAATCATGCTATTGCCGTGACTCAAGGTGTAGTCCTTTTTAGTGAACGTCAGCAATTTCTTTTGTTTACTGATACCGGTGTGTACAGTCCTAATACTGTGACTGTGAAGAGTATTTCTAACTTTGATGTTGACGAATCAATACCACCAGTTGAATCTGGTACATCTATTACCTTAGTTAATAAAGCTGCTGGTTATTGCCGTGTCATGACAATGATCACACAAGGACAAAATCAAAATCCTTTGATCTTTGATATCGGCAAAAAAGTAACTCAATACATTCCAAGTAGCATTAATAAATGCATCTCTAACGCACAGAATGGTCTGACTATCTTATATGACCAAAGTTCTCCTAAACTATATTTGTACCGTGATCTAATCGAAGGTAATCAAGTATTGTTGAGAGGCTGGGTCAGTTGGGAATTGCCGGGAGATATTCAATTCATTGATGCCGATAACGACGTTTTGTACGGAGTTTTTAAAGGTGATAATGAAATGGTATTATGTACTTCTCAAGTTAATACTATTCCTACTGGTGCACAAGTCGCGCAAGGTTCTATTAAAGATTCGAACCCCTCTTTTGATTTTATTGCTGAACCTAAACCAGTTACCGGTGTGACTAGCGGTAAGGAATATGTCAATGGTGAAACTCGAATCTACATTCCATTTGACACAATCACAACTGCTACACCTATTGCTGTACAAGACGCGTCAGTTGATTCCACATTTTCTGGTTTTTACCAGCAAGCAACATTAAGTACAGATTCAGTTAAAGGTAACTACTTTGCAATTCCTGGTGCTGACCTGACAGATCTTGAATGGCTAGTTGGATATTCACTTGACTTTGAAGTTGAATTACCAACCTACTATTACAGACGTGAAACGTTTACTGACGTTAATGCATATCTATCTATTCATCGGATGAAATTTTCGTTGGGTTTGTCTAGTCAATGTGACTTTAAGATTACACCTATTAATCAAGGTGAAGTATCTTATGAGGCTACTACTATTAGATCAAACGAATATAAATTTGACAAAGTACCACTTGACAATCGCGTTGTATTTTCAGTTCCTATTATGCAAAGAAATATTGCCTTTACATTGAAAGCTACTAGCAGCAACCCTTACATCGTATCACTGAACTCTGTTACGTGGGAAGGTAATTATTCACCTAAATATTATGGGAGGGCTTGATTATGGCAGAACAACCGTTTGAAAGTATTGTTTCTGATCCAATACTTACAACTCCAGAAATTGATTACAGTACAGAAGGTAACGATCGTCGAAATATTCAAGAGCATACTAATTTAACTAATTTAATTAATTACGAATTTTCACTTGATGAAGGTGCTCGTGATTATGAGTCTGCTGTAGCTGCGCAAGCTATCCAGCGTTCACAACTACGTAAGACCTTTATTGATCAAATGAAGGCTCGTAATGTTGCAATGAACGCGCAACTTCAAGCCTTCGGTGATAATCAACAGCTGATAGCCAACCAACTTCTTTTTAATGAGGAGGGTGCTCGTCGTGCTGAAAATGACGCTCGTACAGTTCTTGGTGATCGTTTGAAAGCTACGCAGTTTTCACTGCAAGAACTACGTCAGTCTCAACAAGAACAAGACATTCAACGTGAAGCACAACGCGCTGAACTGCAAATTAGAGATTTTGCGGCAGACCAACAGGCACAATTTGCAACTGATGAAGCGCAAGCGCAACAAAACCTTGCTATTCGCTCAGCATCTTTGCAAAGAGAAGTTGAAGACAGCCGTGCTTCTTTCCAGCTGAAGCAACGTAAAGATCAAGCTGCATACGACATGCAACAGATGCAGCTGCAGCGTTCTATTCAACTAGGACAAGCGGCTGCTAGGGGTCGTATGGGCTCTACTGCTGTCCAAACTCGTCAAACTATTAATGCTCTAGCTGGTATTAAGGTTTCTCAAGTTGAGCAGAAATTACTTGGATTTGTAACTCAAGAAACAAAAGAACGAAGGTTACGAGGCAAGGCATATGACCTGTCAATTGACAGTGCAGAAGAAGCTTATACTTCTGCAACTGATCGAGCAACTTTCCAAAAAAAGGTAGCTAAAGGTCAAAATATGGTTAGTAGAGCTCAAATTTCTATGCTTGAAGAGGTTGCAAATAATCGGATTGCTATGCAATCAGAACAGTTAGGTGAGCAGATGATCAGTGCACTTAGTGGTTTTGAACAGCAAAAGGAGCGCATTTTTTTGGATAAGTTTAAAGCTGATGCTCAAGCTTATGCTTCACGGATGTCTGACCCACAATTTGCTGATGCACCTAAAGAACCATTTGAGTTACCTAAGATTCCTTATATTCCACCATTGTTGCCTGTCAAAGTACCGAAAGGGGTATCTATGAAACAAGAGGAAAAGAAGACTAGTATCTTTGGCAAGATCCTGCAAATTGGTGGTTTGGCATTAGCTGCTGCTGCTATTCCCGTAACTGCCGGTGCTTCAATCGGTGCGCTTGGAGTTACGCTCACAGGAGCAAAAGCTGGTGCAGCTCTTACTGCTGGTAGTGGGCTCCTCACTCAAGTCGCAAGTACAGGTTGGATTTAAATTATGGCACAGTATTTTACACAACAACGTGATTTAGGTTCTGTTACTCCCGTTTTTATTGACGACACAGATCGTGTCATGAAAGAAGCTGACGAAATTATTACTCGTCAGCAAGCTGTCAATTCTTATGAAGAGAGGGAAAAAGCTAATTTAATTAAAAACTTACGAACGGTCCGTGAATTTGAAAAGGGTCTAAATACTCGTAATCACCAGATGCTCATGCAAAACATGCAGCAACTGGCTGACATTCAATTTCAAGATGATCGTGTAAGAAGGCAGCAAAGGATTAATGCTGCACAGGCAAAGGCTGATCAAGAGAAGCGTACATTTCAGGCTATTCAAGGTATCATTAAGTATGGTGGTGACCTTTATAAAGCTGGTCAAGATATGGCCACACAAGCTGTTCAGAAAGCAGCTCAAGATAAGCTAAAGGCAGACCGTGATCAAGCCGAACTCGATCAAGATTTCAACAGAATTAAAGCCATTACGCTGCCTCAATCTAATGAAGGGGAAGCTTTTGGCGTACAAAGCCAGTTGAGTGCAGCTGAGTTGGCCCACACTGCTAGGGGTGCTCAAGCTACAGAAGCTAGGATGAATGGTCTTGATGTGCCTGGCTGGGCTAGTATTTTCTTATCTTCAGAAAGACAGCAGCGCATTGCCAATAAAGTATATGTTGGTGAATTAACAGAGCAAATCACTCGTGGTAATGGGATTATTGAGTATATCAAAAATAACCCTAACCAAACAGTTACTTACCCTGATCCTGATACTAAGCAACCAGTAACTCGTACTTTTGATGACATTGTAAACGGTAGGTTTTTCAAATCAGGGACTGAAATGAATTACGCTTTTACCGAGATTGCTCAACGCATGATTGGTGAGCGTATTGGTTCAACAAATGTTAATTTGTATCACGAGGATTTTGCTAAGATTCGCGGGTTCATTAACGATCAATCTGGCGCTTTTAGTAAACAGCAGTTTTCTATTAATTTAAAAGAAAATCAAAGTAACATGTATAGAAGCATGTTGCAAGAAAATCAGCTGCCTACTGATCTTTCAAAAAATATCCTACAACACGTTGACAGTGCAGCAGTTAATCCTGGATTAACTCGTTCTCAAGCTATCCAGAATATTACTACAAAAATTATCCCAAATATTCCGCAAGGTCAACTTGATGAGGTCTTGAACCTTTTAGCTGAAGCAAAAAACAAGGATGGTCAAAACTTCTTTGGCGTGCTAACCATGAATGAGTTTCGTGAGGCTGCCGCTGCTTCTAAGAAAAAATTCAATAACGGCTATCTAACGAGCTTAAAGACCAACGCTAAACAAAAGGCATTTGAGTTTTTTACAGCTGCTAAAAAGAATGGAGGGGATGGTTTTGTAACAATTAAGGAAAAGGATCAAATTTTTGACCAGCTTGATGAAAGGCTTATCCGTAGAGAATTATCGCACGAAGCTCATTACTATATCAAACAAGAGCTTTATAAACTTGTTAAAGAAGACGCGGATCCTAAATTAGCTAAGGAACTTTGGTCTCTTGAACTTGCTACATTCTCCTTGACTGATGATCACAACAACCAAGCTCTAGCTTCTGGTTATATCACCAGTAAAGAACATAGCAGCGCTGCTGCTGCGATAAAAGAATTTAATGCAATTAAGATCGAAGGTGAACAGTATTCTGAATCTACTGTTAAGAATGCTTTTAAAACTCAGGTTTTTAATGAGATTGGTGCAGGCAAGCTTCCTGGTCAACCAGCCGATGCTTCTGCTCAACTAGCAGCTTCGATTGCTTATGATATCTATACGAGTAGACTTGAATCTTATGTTAATCAAGTTGATACTGAAGGCAATAAAGTTTATTCGTTACAGCAAGCTCATGATCAAGCATATAATGATGTCATGGCTGCGATTAATAAAGGTGAGGGTGTCTTCCACATTAACGACACTGACACACAACGTGGTCCTTTCTTTAGTAGATTGACACCTGGCAGGCATACTGGTTCTCCTAAATTTCCAGATAAACCTACGACACCTGCTAGTCAGTTAGGTGCATCTTTGACTGGTGTTGAAGGACTAGAAAAACTAAAAACAACTTATTTTCCTGATCTACAGAGTGATTACGTTAACATTCGAGAACGTGCAAAACTCGGTCTTCCATACAAACCTTCTGAATATTTGCAAGCTGTAGAGGATGAGTCTGGCCACTCAGTGACAGATATCATTAACACGATGCTTGAAGCCAACGGAGAGACAGTCCGTATTAAACGTGAAAGTCCTCTTGAAATTTTAAAAAGTAGAGCACATTCTAAGCCTGAATTCCAGAAACTACTTGATAAGATTACTATTCCTAAGCTGCTTAGTCTTCAGGCAAATATGAAGGATGTGATGCCACATACTACAGGTACAGGCTCACAAGCATTTCATAACATGACTAGTATCGGTCATAAGCTGAAAGATGCTAATGCATCTAAAGTTGCAGACACTTGGATGAAACATACCAATGGCGGACGTGATCTTTTGGAAGGTTCACCGCTTCAACAATATCAACAAATTAGCAAAATGTATGGCATACCTTATGTACCTGCTCAGGTAACTTTTATTGCAGGATTAAGTCCTTCTATGGAAGCGCTGCAATCTCAATATCAACCCGTAGATAGAGGTGGTTTGTTCAATCTAATTATGGGTGGTGAAAGCAGTGGTGATCCTCTGATCTTCAACAGAGGTACAACTAATAGTACCGGCCGTCTTCCAGCTAATACTACGTTTGGAGATGTTGAGCAGGCACAAGCTGAGAATAAGGTTTTTGCAGCAGGACTTTGGCAAGGCACACCTGGGGTTTTGAAGCAAGCTAGAATTGCAGCTGGGATTCCTGCCAATGCTCCTTTTAATAATTTGAAAACACAGTCTCAAGCTTTTTGGGGTCTTATTTTAAACACTAATAAACGTCCAGCACTTAAGGATTACCTTTTGGGTCAATCCAATGATATCAATGCTGCTCATGAAGAGCTTGCACTTGAATTCGCAGCTATTGCTGGTCCCAGTGGTAAGGGTTCTTACGACGGTGATTCTGCTGGCAACATGGCTAATACAAAATCCGCTGACGTACGCAAGTTTATAGAACAGGCACGAGCAGAACTAATGTCCAATCCAGTTAATTTTAATTAATGAATGATTTCGAAGATGTAAGTATGTTTGTCCGTTTGAAAGGTGAAGAGGAGTCTCTATCTAAGGATTGGGACTCCAACCTTTCGGTCAAACTAAAAAATGGTTCCCGTGTAATTGGAAAATATCGGGGTCAATCTATTGTTCAACTGCCTGATGGCAGGATCTACAAAGCCTAAGGATTATTTAAATGGATAGTTACAACCCTAGCGGTTTGGATGAAGAAGAAATTAGAAAACTAAACTCTGTTGAGATCGGTCGTTACACAGGTGATCCCAACGATCCAAACACTCCAGACACCATGCCAACACAAACGAGCATGGCTGAAAGACAACAGGAAAAAGAACAAGAAGCACAGCAAAAATTAGAAGAAGAGGAAAAGGCTAAGTACGACTACAAGTCACAATCTGGTCGGTTTTCTGCAGGCACTAAGGCTGATGCACAGGCAATGGAAGTTGTTGGTCCACTTGTGACAGCTGCTGCTGGTTTGCCTTTTATTGACCTTGGGATGGACGTTGTTGGGATGCTAGGTGGTCAAGCCATTGATGATGCCTGGGATGAGAAAACAAGATTCTCCAGCCCAACTAGTCAGATGATCCGCGATGTCACAGGTGTAATTGTGCCTACTGTTGCTGGAACTGCATTTGCTGCACCTAAAGTTGGCAGCCTTGCATTCCGTGCAACTAAAGGAAGTAGCATCGCTCGTGGTCTTGCCAAAGTATTTACTGCAGCTGGTGTAGACATGTCTGTCGTTGCTGTTAGTGATTACAGTGAACGTGATGAAGGCATCATGAATTCACTTGATTGGGCTTTAGACAAGATGGGTAATCCTCTTGGTATGGACATCCCAAATGCCGTTAAGGTTATGGACGGTGATTCTCCCCCTGTCCGTCGTCTAAAGCTCATAGGTGAAGCTGGTATCTTTAGTTTGTTTGGTGATGCTCTTGGTTATGTACTTCAACGTGGTAAAGGTCCAGTTGAGTGGCTTATTCCTAAAGATGAAATCGCACAAAATTACAAGATCTCTGCTGCACTAGAGAATCCTGATCCATTCAGTGTCAAACGTACACATGAGATTGATGAAGAACTGCTTTTAGCAAATCAAGCAAGACTAGCTAAAGGCTTAGCTAAAATTGAAGCCGATGTTCTTGATGCAAGAGTTTCACAGCTAGAAGCTGAAAAGGCTGAGATTATTGAAGAGGTACAAGCTGTAGGTATTTCTCGGGTTACTGATGATCCACTTGAAAGTTATGTACAAAAGCAAGACGCTTCACGTGACTGGCAAACAGATGAAATTGGTAGCCGCAAACTTCAAGCCGACCCTAGTTACTCTAAGTATGACCCTGATATCCAAGCTGAATTAGCTGACCCCAGTCAAACTGTACGGTTTAGTTCACCTCCAGGTGCTGTAGCTCGTAATGCTGCTGACATTGCGATTATGGAAGAGATGCCACAAAAGGGTGTCCCAAACCCCGTTGTTACTGACCCTATGCTGCAGGATGGTCTAGGTGTGGGTGAAGGTAGCCGAGCAATCATCAAAGAAATTTCAGAAGAAAAATCTCAGGCAGGTGTTTATGACGCTGCCTTTGGTGCAATGAGGGCTACCTATAAAGAGATTGAAGAAGCAGGTTGGTCTACCTTCACTAAAATCCTTGAAGCTGACAGTGTTGATGAACTTAAAAGTTTGTTTTTGACTAAACGTGATGTACGTGAATTGGCACGTGGTGTCACCGTTTCACCCATTAGTGATCCAGCAGCTATGGAAGTTGGGCCTGCACTTGCTGCATTGACTCAACTACATCTTACTGATGACATTGCTAAGACTTCAGCACGTGTCATGAAGACTACTGGTCTTGAAATTGAGACTATCTCTGAAGCATTGAATAAATTTAAGGGTGCAGTAGATCCTACACGAGCCTCTCAAATTATTCACGACAAGATGGTATTCTTGTTTGAGGAGTATGGTCTTAATAAATCACTTGCTGGCTGGTCACTTAACAATAAGAAATGGTGGAACCCAAAAAATTGGGGAAAAAAATCTCCCAAACAAGTGTTTGATGAGATCAATGAGCTAGTAGCTAAGAATCGTACTAACGCAGTTAACATGCATAATCGCATGAAAAGACTGTTTGAGGAGAATCCTAAGGCTGCTGTTGCATTAGCACAAGCTTATGACTACACCAATGGTGAGGTAGATACGCTTGTAAAGATGACGAAATGGGCCAACAAACAGATGAGTCCCACCTCACTTTTGTTTAATGCTGACGGTAAGCTGAATCTTTTTGCTAAAGGTCTTAAACAAATTCGATATAATGATGTACTTAGTGGCCTTTCAGCTGCTAGAGCTGCATACGGTAATGTTACTGCACTTATTCTAAAGCCTATTGAATACATGCAGGGTGCAGCATTGTCTGCATTGGTAGATCCTAAAATGACTGATCTAAAAGCTGGTTGGTATGCATACAGTGCATTTAGCGCACAAGGTCGGGCTCTGCAAGATGGGCTTGAAATGTTTAAACGAGCAGCTAGAGATCCTGATTCTGTTATGGATCGTGTTCGTACAGACTATAAATTTACCGACGACGAAGGCTGGGATGTTCTTGATGCTGTTGAAGATTATGAAAAGACTCAAGGTAATACCGGTAAGGTAGCAATGATACGTTGGATGCGTATTAACCGAGACTTGGGTAAAAATCCCATCTTGCGATGGGGTAACAACGCAATGCTTGGAATTGATACTTACTCTAATACTCTTTTGGCTACAGCTAATAGTAGGTTTAGGGCTTATCACGAATTGATTTCTGCTAGTGATGTACCCCCTACTCGTTTTCAGCTAGATGTTGCTGCTAAAAAACATTATCGAAATATCTTTGACAGTAACGGTATGATTCAAGATTCTTGGCTTAAGCATACATCTGGTGAAGTTGCCTTGAACGCTGATACTGTAGCTGCACGGGCTATCACTCAACTCACTAACACGTTTCCTCCACTTACACCTTTTATGATGTTTCCTAATACAGGTGTAAACTGGATTCGTAAGTCTTTGACTTATATACCAGTTGCTAATTTGTTAGATGGTAGAACTCGTAAACTGTATGATGCACTTCTGTCTGGAAATAAAGAAGCAAAAATTTTTGAGGCTTTAGCAGAATACGGTATCGATGCGACAAAAGAACCTCAATACCGCATGATCTATAAGAACTTACTTATGGAACAAGCTGGCCGTGTTGCAATGGGTGCAACCCTTACTATGGGGTTGATGCGGTACGCTCTTGAAGGTAATATTCGCGGTAATTTACCTGTTAACCGTCAAGATCAACGCTTTTGGCGTGACAATAAAATCACTCCAAAGCAAATTAAGGTACTTGGTAAGTGGGTTTCTTACGACGGCATTCCCCCATTTGATCCGGTTCTCTCGATGATTGGTGATATGGCTTATTACGCTAACAGTGTGTCACCAAAATTCATTGAAAATACTCGTGATCAACTTATTTGGACCTTTGCACAAACGTTTGAAACTGGTAACCCTGCTAGTGGGCTTGAATCTCTTGTTCAACTAATAGGTGGTGACCAAGGTGCTGCAATTTCAAAGCACATTGCGAATGAAATTCGTTCTTTGATTCCCCTGAGTGGTGGTCAAGGTGTTGTTGCTAATGCTATTTCTTCTACACAAAAGGATATCTACAATGACTTCCGTGGATATTTGTTCAACAGACTTCCAATTGTTAACTTGACTTTACCTGAGCAGACTGATCATTGGACTGGTAACAAAATTAACGATATCCAAAATCCAATCCTTCGTATTTTGAATGCAGCTAGTCCGGTAAAAATTTCTGATGATCCTGAGCCTTGGAGACAGTGGTTGCTTAGCACTGGATTCAATAGTACTACTATGCTTTCAAAAGATTCAACCGGATCTTATGACTACACCCCAGAAGTTAGGCAAAAAATCCTCCAATATATGGGTGAAAACCAAACATGGCGTGAAGTTGAGGCTCTAAGAAAGGATCCACAAAATCAATTCTTCCTTGATGAACTCCGTGATACTAGGTATAAGGAACTTCAAATGCAGATGCGGGGTGAAATTACAAATAAAGAGGGACTGAAACCAAATGTTGGTCCAATTTATACTAAATTACGTAAGATTGTAAAACAAAGTCAAGAAAAAGCTGAAAAACGAGCTATTGAAGAAGGTATTATTCCTTTGGATTCTTTGCTTGGCCGTCAACTTTCTAACAAATATCTACGTTACGGTAACGTTGATAAAGCTGCTAAAGAACTTCTCAAACTTTCTGAAAATAACTAATGGCTCAAACTTCACAAACTTTTAATGGGGATGGTTCAAATAAAAGTTTTACATTTACCATCCCATATCTTGCTACTACAGACATCAAAGTATTTATTGGTGGCGTTGAAACTACCGATTTTACTGTTAATGGACAGATTGTAACTCTCGGAACGGCTACAAATCCACCACCTACCGGTACTGATAACGTAGAAATTCGTAGAAGTACTAATAATGATACTATTCAATCGAATTTTCAGTCTGGTAGTGCTTTGCGTGCTTCAGACTTTAACGCTAATTTTACGCAATTTCAGTATGTCACACAAGAAGCCTTTAACCAGGCTGATTTTGCATTAGCAAATTCACGTGAAGGTGATGTAAACGTTGGTTTTAAATCTGCTATTCAGATTGCAAATGAGGCTAGAGCCGCTGCTAATGCGGCTACTAGTACTATTAATGATATTTCACCGTATTCAACTGTTAATGCGATCTCTGATTTTCCAACAAGCCCTGCAAACGGTGATCGTATTTCAATTACTAATTCGACAAACATTCAAAACCCTTCCAGTTTACCTTCAGGTGTAACTGTAACTGGGGTACCAAATGGTTTTGTTGGTTCTATTGATTTGTCTGTCCGTTTGCGTTACAACAGTACGACGTCAGCATGGGAATGGAATGAGTATTACGTGCCAGATCCTGATAATCGATACCTGCGTTCTATCTCTAACAATGTAGGTACAGCGGGTCAGTATTTGGTTTCTGATGCACAAGGGTTTGCACAGTGGGCTGATTTTGCAGTTGTAACTACTACTACTGATGGTTACATGTCTTCAGCTGATAAGACAAAACTTGATAATATTGAACCCAATGCAGAAGTAAACCACACTCCGAACTGGCTAGCAGCAATAGGTACTGATGGTTATATTGAAAATAAACCTACTTTCGCTACTGTTGCAACATCAGGTGACTATACCGATCTAACTAATACCCCTGCTGGCTTTAGCGGAAGTTACCTTGACCTGACTAATACACCTACTATTCCTGCTGCACCTGTAAAGTCAAACTGGAATGAAACTGACACAGCTTCGTTAGCTTTTATTGAAAATAAACCTACGCTTTTTAGCGGCAGTTATAGCGATCTAAGTAATACACCTACCTTTGCTACTGTCGCAACAACAGGTAACTACAACGATCTAATTAACACACCTACAATCCCAGCTGCACCTGTAAGGTCAAACTGGAATGAATCTAACACAGCTTCGCTAGCTTTTATTGAGAATAAGCCTAATACAATTGATAATGCAAACTATATCAATACTGCAGCGTCTCAAACTTCAGCTACTTACAAAATCCCACTCCTTACTTCAGACACTGGATTTGTAAGTTTAGTAAATACTACTGGACTTACGTTTAATACTGCTAATAACAATTTGGTTAGTAGCGGTGACGTCACCGCTTTTTCAGATGCACGTCTGAAAACTAATGTTTCAGTTATTTCAGATGCGTTAAATAAAGTATCTGCCATAAATGGTGTCACTTTTTATCGTAGTGACTTAGATATTAAACAGCGTCAGACAGGTCTTATTGCTCAAGAGTTGCAGAAAGTTTTGCCTGAAGCTGTTGTGGAGACACCTGATGGTACTTTGGCAGTTGCCTACGGCAACGTTGTAGGACTTTTAGTGGAAGCAATTAAGGAACTTAAATCCGAAATTGAGGGATTAAAGAATGGCTCTTCAAACTAGTGGTCAAATTACTCTACAACAGATTGGTCTTGAATTTGACCAAACGGCACCGTACACAGTATCCGAGGTAATGGGACTTCCTGGTACTCCCTCTACAGGGCCAGTTAGTTTTTCTGATTTTTATGGATTAGAAAATGTAAATCAATGGAATATTGAAGCTAGCGCAATCCATAATAATATAGAATATCCGTCCACTACATCTAGTATTACATTAAACTGGAATCAAGCTACACAAGCAGCTTCGGGTAATAATTCAGAACAACCTTACGATAATGATTTTACTGATTGGGAAGTTGGTGATCTATTAATTGTCACAACTAAGCTTCAAAATTTTAATTCAGGGACTTTATACACAACTAATGTTTTAAATGCTCCTTCATCTGATTGGGTACGTGCTGGCTATACATCCCCATTAACTTACACAGGTTTTGGACTAACTGCTATTTTTGCTAAAGTTCTAACAGTTAACGACGTTACCAATGGTAATGGTAGTTACAATTTTGCCATTAGTGGATCAAACACGAATTATAATCTTTCGTTAGGTTTTAGTTGGTGGCGTTTACGTAAATCTACTTCTTCTGGTCATCAAACCGTTTATTTAAACAATGAGAAAAAAGGAATGCATCAAAATCTTGGTGGCGGAAATGTTAGTCTTGGTACACCTCCAAGTGTAAATGATGGAATTAATGGCACTAATCAATATACGACTGGATCTAATGCTATTTTGGTAGGTGTTGGATATAGATACATAACTAATGCTACATGGAATTCCCAAACTTCTTATACATCCAATGAACTTGGGGATATGAATTCTAATGCTTTAAGTCATACTACTACAACAAATACACGGTATCAAGGCCACTTTGCATCAATACAAACATGGAATGCTGATGAAGTCCCTGATCCTAATTTAAGTGGTTACATGTCTATTAACACTGGTACTTGGGCTTGGCTTTACACTAATCCGTAACTAACATGGAAGCTATTATCTCAGCTGCTATTGCTGCTATCGCAGGGTTAGCTGCTATTACCACCCGCATCAATAACAGAATACTTGATCTTGATCATCGTTTAGACGGCGTTGAATTGCGGATTGCAGAAAACTATGTACCGCGTTCAGAACTTGCTGTTGAGATGGCCAAGATTGAAAACCATATGATTCGTATTGAACAAAAGATTGACCAACTAACCATTATTAAATCATGATTACTCTTTATTCTTAAATATTATGTCTCTATCTTTTACACAAAACGTTGAACCCCTTGGTATTCCAGGTGCTGCACGTCAACTTGCTGCTGGTTCAACCACTGCTAACACTGCACTAACTGCTGGTGTATTTCGTATCTCTATGCGTGCTGTAGGTGCTGACATCCGCTTTGCTTTGGGTGCTGGTAGCCAGACAGCTAACGCTACTACCAGTCACTTCATCGCTAATGGTGAGCGTCTGGATTTTGCTGTACCTCCTGATGCAAACATTGCTGTCATTCGTGACGGTAGTACATCTGGAACTCTTGAAGTAACGGAGTTGATCTAATGAGATTGAGTGGAACCAAGGCGAATTCAACTAATCAGTATCGAGGTCTTGGTGATCAGCTCTATGACCTTGGTGGAGCTAGACCTACTCTTGATCTAAATTTTGCTAATAATGAAAGCCTGGTTGATAGTGTCACAGGTAAGAATCTAGTTACACATAC